ACGATTTATCCGGCTTTGGAAGAATCCCCGGGTAAGGAAGGCTGGATATGGCTTTCTGGCACGATTGTGCACTTTGATAGCTTCCTGCAAATGACATACGATGGATATAACAAAGCAAAAGAAGATAATCGCAGTTATCCTTGGCAGGTATTCTTTAAACGTGCTATAGAAGATGGTCAGCCTATCTGGAAGGAACAGTTCCCACTTTCTAAGTTAAATGCAAAGAAAAGAGAGTTTATAGAAGCAGGACTCGTAAACAAGTTTGCTCAGGAGTACATGAATGATGCTAGAGATATATCCAATGCGTCATTTAAAATAGATAGGATACAATACTTTTCTGGTGAAAGAAAGTACATCAATGGATTTAATTACATAGCAGAGTACGATGAGATGATACCTATTAATCTTTACATAGGTGTAGACCTTGCAGCGACAGCTAGTGAGACCTCTGACTATCAGGTTATATTGGTCATGGGTATAGATTCACGCTCTAATCGCTATGTTTTAGAATATTTTAGAGAACGTATCCCTACCTTTGATGTGCCGCAAAAGATTATAGACCTAGCAAAAAAATACAATCCAGTTAAAAGAGTGACAATAGAAACAGTAGCAGCGCAAGAAATGGTAAGGGATATGGTAACTCGTATGAGTGCACAAGAAAAGCGATTGATGCCCGGTATCTTCAGAGGTGTAAAGCCACCCGGCAGGATTAAAAAGGCAGATAGACTAGAAACAACACTAGGACCTATTGTCAACTCTAAAAAATTATATATACGCAGGGAGATGACAGAGATAGTAGATGAGTTCTTTGAACACCCTAAACCTAGGAACGATGATATTATGGATGCTCTTTATTATGCGGATTACTTTGCAAGAGCGCCTAAGTCAGCTGCTACACCAAAAGAAGGATTCAAGGGTGGAAAGAGAAAAGAAAGTTTATTTCCAAAGTTAAAAAAGTATAACTGGATGACAGGGGCAAGAACATAAAATAAGCTATTGTTAGTTAAAATATTTCTTTTTATATTCTCCCGATAGAAGATTTCTGTTACAATAATTAAGCTATAGGACCACATACCAAATGGCAAATAGAAGCAGAATGATGTTTCCAGACTCAGGCTTAGTAGTCGGACCATCCCACAGTGACGGAGGAGTTTATGCTTCTGTTGCTAACGGTCCTGATGTAGAACTAGAAGGCGGAGAGTTTATCATCAATAAAGAGGCTACTGAGGACTTCTTGCCTCTCATCAAGCAAATCAATGATATCGGAAGGATGGAACAGATGAACAACGCTGATAACGCTCAAAACGCTCATAGTGCCATAGATGCACTTATTGCCAGTGCCAGCACCAAGATGATGCCCGGAGGAGGCATGGTCGCACCTAAAACCCCAATGTACCAAGAAGGAGGGCAAACTAGCCCAACATTAATGGATTACATAAATCAAATAGAATCAAATTTTTTAAAATATCAAGGTGACGTAAAAACAAAAGAAGGAAAGCCGAGATTTACACCCTCTGGTGATATTACAAAAGAAGCTTTAGCAGAAGATTATAATTTTCCATTACAAGATGCTACCTTTGATACCCTTGCTAGTTCTGCCAATTTACAAAATATTTTAATTAACCTGCCAAATGATAGAACAATAAGTTTGTTAAAATCACCATTTGGAATGACAGATAAAGAATCAGAAAGGGATAGCAGAGCGGATGTTATAGAAGAAAACATACGAAAAAACTTTCCAGAAGAGTACAATGCGTTAGGTTTTGATACATTTAGAGGTGACGCAAGCAGAGCAAAAGAACTTGTAAATGCAGGTTTTTTAAACATGGACCCTTTAGAAAGAATGAGATTTTCAAGAGAAGAAAAGCTCAAGCAAAGAAAGCCAAAAGAAACAGGTGAGTCTGAAGCAATGAAAAAAAGAATGATGGAAGTTTTAGGCATGACAGAAGAAGAATACGATAAATTTCAAGCTTTTAAAAAAAGAAGAGGTATAAACAGAGAGCAAGGCGGTATGATACAGTATGAAGAAGGTGGTCCTCTTCATAGTCGTAGAATGTTTAATCAAGGCACTGGTTTTGATAAGAAAAAGTCTGACTTAAATAAAGATGGTAAGATATCTGAGTATGAAAAGAAAAGAGGAATGGCTATCGCTAAGTCAATGAAAAATCAAATGCAGATGGGTGGTATGGTTGGTATGCAACAACCTATGATGCAAAGACCTATGAATCCAGCTATGAACCTTAGCCCTATGCAAAGAATGGGTAATAATATGCCACCAATGATGTATCAAGAGGGTGGCAGTATTCTTCCTTCTCAAAATACACTTAGAGGTATTAGAAGAGATGCTATGTCAGTATTAGACAATGTTGGTATCGAAAATCTAAGACAGGCAGCTATGGATACTTTGATGAAGATGGATATGAGACCTCAAGAAGAAAGAAGTCTGTTCGGCTCAGGACAGCCAGTAGGCATGAGAGTTCCTGAAACCTATGGTCCACCCGCACCTAGAAAACAAAAAGAAATGCGACAAAAAAACTCCGATTTAGATGAGCTTTTAAAAGGTTTAGTCATAGAAGTCAATCCTTTTACCGGTGATACCATTACAGAGCAATCTATAAAAGAAGAGCTAGAAAGAATTAGAAGAAGAGTAGAACAATCTAAAAAGCCAAATATGCAAGAAGGTGGTATGATTTCTGATAGCAACTTGATGGGAGCCATGGCTAATGACAGAAGAGTAGCAGCATTACAACCAGATGTTTACTCTTCTAGAATGCAAAATGGCATGACAGGTGCAGAGGCTATGGTAGTACCAAAACTAGCAGAAGCAATATTACCCGCTTATGGTATAGAGACTCCACTATCAAGAAAGCAAGGCGCCATGCTAAACAAGAACGCAGTCAGCCCGAGTGCTTTGAATCCTAATTTAAAAGGGTTAGTCAATAGATTATTAGTACAAAGGTTAGCAAACGAGACCACTTAATGGTATTAGAAAAAGATAAAAGAGCAGATTATAACCAAGAACTATATCGTAGATATAGAGATGCTAGGAAAAGCTGGGATACCGAAGCTCGTTTTGATATAGATTTTTTTCATGGTAACCACTACACTACAGAAGAAGTAGATGAGTTACAATCAAGAAACCAAGCTGATGTTCCAATGGATAGGATTGGACCAGCTATTGAAAAATTTAAAGCTGTTTTAACTTCACGTTCTCCAGCATTTACCATGACACCTAGAGAAGATTCTGATGTAAAGATTGCTTCTTTGTGGAGAGTTATCATGGGATATATATGGGGTAACTCAAATGGTGATTATCAGTTAAAGCACGCAATACATGACTACGCTACGACAGGATTAGGTTACTTGTATGCGTATGTAGATGCAGAGTCAGATTTTGGTAGAGGTGATGTCAAGTTCACTTATGTCAATCCCTTTCGAGTATATGCCTCTCCTAACACCCGAAACCGCTGGTTCGATGATGCTGAAAGCATTATCCTCTCCACGATACTCACTGGTGAACAGGTCGTCAACCTCTACCCTGAATTAGGAGAACAAGAAGACCCAGAGACAGGGGAGATGCAAGTTGGCATTATACAGGATTTAGAAACTTACCTTGAAGAAGACTATCCTGATGCAATGAATGCTAACAATAAAAAAATATTTACTCCGTCTGAGGTTAAAGATTTAGATTATTACGAAAGACAGAAGTATCAGATACTAGAAAGATTTTACAAAGTCAAAGTTAATTTTTACCGTATCATAGATATGCAAAACGGTGAAGAAGTAATTTTGAGTGAACCTGAGTATGCAGAGTTTATTGAGAACAATAGAGAACAGATAGAAGCAGGTCAATACGAAGTCATACCAGTAAGACAAACTAGAGTAAAGGTTTGTGCGAGTATCGGTCAAGTAGTTCTTTATGAGACTATCTTAAATACCGACCACTATCCTATTATACCTTTTCCAAATGTATTTACAGAAAGCCCTTATCCAAAATCAGATGTATCAAGGGCAAGACCTATGCAAAGGCTTTTAAATAAACTATGGTCATTAGCACTATCACACGCACAAGCATCTGGAGGATTAAAGCTATTAGTTCCATTGGGAAGTGTAGAAGACCTTGGTCAACTAGAGAGAGACTGGGCAAATCCAAACGCAGTCATAGAAGTAGACAGCACACAAGGTGAGCCACACTTTCCAGCACCTCAACCGTTATCTTCTGAGTTTTACAGACTAATACAGCAGTGTGAGTTCTATATTGACTTTACATTTGGATTACCTGAGATGATGCACGGGTTTGCAGAGAAAGCACCAGAGACAGTAAGAGCTACAGAAAGAATGATATCTTTAGGCTCAGAAAGACCAAAGTCAAAACTAAGAGATATAGAGTTTAGTATTAATAGACTAGGACAGGTATTGTATAACCTATCTAAAGGTCACTATACATATAAAAAGATTTTTAGGCTCAACGAAGCCAACAATGATATTACAGAAGCAACTATCAATATGTACGATAAAAAGGTAGGAGCAATACTAGATATCAAAAAAGAAAAACATAATTTACAACAGCATGACGTCAGGATTGAGCCCGGGTCTACGCTACCAACCAACAAGTATGCAGAGCTTGGTGTATACATGGAAGCGTTTAGAATGGGCATCGTAGATAGAACAGAGGTTCTTAAAAAGAATCCCGAGATATTTGACAAGGAAGGTGTAATGAGAAGAACAGAAGAAAGACAATTATTACAAAGACAGATTGCTGCAATGACCGAGCAAATCAAAAATTTGGAGGGTGACCTCCAGACTGCCCAAAGGGAGTCCATAAGTGATAGAAAGAAAGTCGAAGTCGAGAAATTCAAGACTAGATTGAAAGATATCTCTGCGGACGCCAAAGCTGATAGACGAGTTCAACTAAACAACCTACAATCTAAGGTGAAGCTCGAAGCGGAGAAATTAGCGAATGTTAGAAAAGACGCTAGTTCTGCTCCTGAAGCTTAGAGACATCTGAAAGGAATATAATGGATAATCAACAAGTAGAGGCTACATCAACTGCTGACGGTTTGGTAGATGGTGGCGCTGATATAGTACAAGAAGTACGAGAACAAACAGACGCTCAGTATGAGCAACAAGCTGACCAACCTGTAGAAGAGGCTGTAGATTACAGTGCTCCAGAGGTTAGTGTAGAAAGCGAAACGACTCCAGTAAACGAATGGGAGGTAGAAGCACGTAAGTTTCAATCTATGTATGATAAATCAACTGCAGAGAATGAAAAGCTACGTAAGTTTGAACCTCTTGGACAATTACTAGAGCAAAGACCTGATTTGGTAAATATGCTTCAAGAAAATATCAACGCTCCACAACAGCCACAACAACAGCAACAACAAGGTCAACCGGCTCTGAAACCGGAAGACTTCAACCCTTGGGATGCGTATTACAGTCCAGAATCACCATCTTTTAAGTTCAGGCTAAATCAAGAGATGCAGCTTGCCAAAGATGTCGTAGATAATGCGATGGCGCAACAAAAGAGACAGATGCAAGAAGAAATAACCTATAACAATACAGTCAATGAGCTTAGAAACACTTATAAGTTTTCGGACGGAGACGTTCAAGAGTTTATGGGGTTTGTTACTCAGCCCAAAGAATCTGTAGGGTTATCTAATCTTGTCAAGCTATTCAGAGACGTAAAAAACAAAGGTAACGCTCCAGAGACAGCCCAAGCAGTACAAAATGCCCAACAACAGCCCAGAACAGCTGGGGTACTTCAAGGTGGTGCACCAAGTTCACCAAAGAGTACAGAGAATCAAGTATGGGATAATATTGTAAATGCCGGGAGTCGTACTAGCGTCCTTTAATTAATCACATAATGGAAGGAATGACAAATGGCAACATTTAATAATCCTCATCCCCTTAAGGTTGGAGACCCCGGTGCAGTTATAGACAGCACGATTCCTTCGAGACGACTGTTTAACTTTAGTGATAGAGTAGCAGACCTCGCTCCAGAAGAATCGCCGTTTTTTGTATACTTATCCAAGGTAGCCAAAGTCCCTACGGATGACCCACAGTTTAGATGGTTGAAAGACAGAAACAAGATTGATATGACAGATAGAAGTTTCCGTTTAGCAGCCGCTCATACTGTACCAGCTGCAGGCAGTACATTAACTTATACTGTTGAAACTGCAGGAACTTCACAAACTTCAGTAGACTTTTTAATCAAAGGAATGGTCTTTGCTGTTGGCGAAACTAACGCCTCAACTAACGAGCCAGAAACCGCAATCGTTAGAATCGAAAGCGCTCCAGATAATTCAGGTGACACGAGTACATTTCTTGGTCGAACAATATCTGCAGCTACCGGTTCAACCACTGCTGCTGCTGACCAGACTTTATGTACTATTATCGGTAGTGCATTTGAAGAAGGAACTGGTTCTCCAGACTCTTTCTCAAAGCATCTAGATAACGGTGTCGGATACTGTCAAATCTTTAAAACCTCTTGTGAGTTAACTAACACAGCAAGAGCTACTGTATATCGTGGATATGCTAGTGAGTTTGATAGAATCTGGAACTTAAAGTTACGTGAGCACAAAGTTGACATTGAAAGAGCTATGCTCTTCGGTCAAGGTGGTGTTGTAAATGGTATCTCTTACTCTGACGGTATTGTAGGAAGTATTATTAAGAACTCACAGTCACAGATTAAAGATAATGCTCAATTAGATTACACAGAAGATAAAGCATACTTCTCAACTCGTACAGACGCACAGTTTACTTACGATGCGTTACTTGCTGACTTAGAAGTTGTTTTTGACCCTGCACGTGGTGGAGCTGGCGCAAAACTTGCGTTGTGTTCATTACCTGTAATCACATTCTTTAACAAGATGGCAAGCTCTAATACTTTCCTATCTTCAGTACACTCTGCTGCCAATCCTTTAATGTCACAAGAGAAAGGTTCTTTTGGACATAAAGTGGTCAAGGTAGAAACTATTCACGGTGACCTAACCTTAGTAAAAGAGCCTCTATTTAGAGGTTTTGCTGCTGGATTCATGGCTATGGTTGACTTGGACCAAGTTGCTTACAGACCTTTGATTGGTAACGGTGTAAACAGAGACACACATATTATGACTAATGTGCAGTCTGCTGATGAAGACCTACGTAAAGATATGGTATTGACTGAAGCTGGTTTAGAAGTTTCTTTACCAGAAGCACACGCATTGTTCAACTTTGAATCTGCTTACACAGCACCATAATCTAGGAGGTAATAGATAATGAGAGCCGCAACAAGAGAAAAGAATAGTGGTAAAGGTGGGTTTTTACAAAAGATAGAACTAATCGCAAAAGCTCGTACACTAACAGAAGCCGATAGTGGAAAGATATTTATGCTTTCTAACGCTACTGGCAGTGGATACAGCATTACACTACCAACAGCTTCAACTGGCATAACTGGAACTTACTACAAGTTTATTGTAGAAGAAGAGACTCCGGGTCATGCCATTACCATAGCTGCAGGCAGTGCGATTGTTGATTTAGTAATGAAAGACCCCGGTGGTGATGCTTCCAATTCAACAGCAGGTACAGCCGTATCTAATATTGTAATTGGCACTTCAGCACAACAAGGTGACTACATCAATATAATGTTTGTTAATGGTACTTACTATGCAGAAGCAATGTCAGGTATTAATAACGCATTAACCACTTCATAACCCTAAACAATACGGGTAACAGACTTGGATTCTGTGGGGGTTACTGAGAAAGAGTAGCCCCCGAATATCCTAAAAATTTAAAACAGGAGTAATTATGGCTGCTTATGGTAATTTAAAAGTAAAAGTTATGATACATCCCGGTAACCCCGGAGAAGAAGATGGCGCAGTAGGAACTATGGCAAGGGATATCAAGGATTACATAGCTACTTTAGACTCTACCAATAATGAAGTTTTGTCTATCACACATACGCAATTAAATGGTGATAGAATTATGACATTAATTGTTGGAGGAACTTAATGCGTTGTCAGCATTGTAAAGCTGAGAATGAAGGTGGATGGTTTTATTGTAGAGAGTGTGGCAAAAGAGCGCACGCTCCTAGGTATAGCACAGCCACAATTATAAGGGATAGTCGTTTCGCAACTGCAATACGCAAGGACCTTATTAACTTCAAAACAATGTCTATGGCAGAGGACATAGAGTCAAAGGGAGGAGAAATCAGTGGCAACGTTTGAAGCACAAGTTGAAGCTTTGACCAGCCTTTCTATTGATGGCAGTAGTTCTCCAACGCAGACAGAGCTTACGCAGTTCTTAACTGATGGGGCTGCTGAGGTTATAAACAGTATGCCTAGAAAGTTAAAATTTTTATGCGCAACAGAAGATACTTTTACTAGCACAGCCGTTGGAAGTGAGTCCGAAACATTGGAATCAGGTCAAATATTGCAAGTAACCAGAAATGACGGAACTATAGAACAGCCATGTAGAGAAATACCTGCAGTTCTAAGAGGAAGAGCTAGCGACTCAGACGATATGATAGCAGCTACAACAACTGACCCAGTGTATTATGTTTATAACGGAAAGATAAATTCTTTACCTGCATCTGGTAATTGTAAATACTTAGAAGTAAACAATCCTGCAGTAGCATTTGGAGATTCATCTGTAAGTAACTTTCCTGATGAGTATGAGTATTTAATACCTCTTTATGCTTCTGTTAAATCATTGCAAAACGCTTTAGCAGACAGGGCTTCTAATGATAATATAAATACAGCAATAACAGCAGTTAAAAGCGCTGTTGAAGCAGCCGCAACTACGATAGCAAGTTTTACATCCACAACAGAGTCTGTGTTTGGAGATGAAAATACTTTTCTTACAAATAACTCTCAGCTAACAAGGGTAAAAGACGCTTTAGATAAAGCTCAAGAAACAATCACGGGCGATAAGCCAGATTCAAATACAGACGCTAGAGGAGCGCAACAGAATGAAGATATTGAGTTAGTCACTTCTGCTCTTAATATAGCACAAACAGAAATACAGAGAGCGCAAGTACACCTATCTGAGTGGAATGCTATTGGAGATATGAGAATAAAACAAGTACAAGTAAATCTCAGCAAAATGGATGGATACATCAAAGAAGTGCAAACAAGACTTTCAATTATAGGCTTTTTAGAAAGACAACAAGCAAAGTTGCAAGCTGATTATGAAAAAGGTATACAGATTATGAGGGGCTCATAATGGCATTGACACTGGTAAACCTAAACACATCTCCATCCGCTGCACTGGTAACATTAAATGCTAGCCCTAGCTCTGCTCCTATAACCTTAAACACATCTCCAAGTGCTGTGTTAGTAAATCTTAACACAAGTCCTAGCGCTACACTTGTTAATTTAAATACTAGCCCTGCATTAAAAAGAATTAATGAGTATCAAAACACAGATAAAAACTGGGAAAACTTAAATAATACTTGGGAGGATTTGCTCTAATGGCTGTTATAAGTTTAACTGTTAAGAAGATTATATCTAGAGTAAGGCAGGCTTTTCCAGATGCCCCTGAGACATACATTATAAATCTAATTAATGAGTCTTTAGTAGAAATGGGAAAGTATAATACAAAAGTTGAATACGCTAAGTTAACTACTGTAGCAAATCAACAATGGTATACTCTAAAAGAGCAAGTTGGCTCAACACAAAATTCAAATGTAGAAATAAACAAAGTGTATCGTGTTGACTTTATGGATTCAGATGGAACATACGTAAAGATACCAAGACTTTTAGATAACGAAATACCAACAATGGATATAGATTAATGGCAAGTTCATACAATTACCCAGAAGATTACATTACATGGTTTATAAAAGGCAATCACTTAGCTGTAGTTACGCTCAAGGGTGACTCAGAAGGAACATATCACAGCAAATATGGGCAATACAAACCTATTGATGAGGCAGTTACTAATGGATTGCTACTGCATTACTACGCAGAGCCAAATGCTGTTACAGCTATCACTGACACCCCAGATGTTGACAATGTGTTTCATACAGCTATTGTAGACTATGTTAAAGCAAGATTATATCAAGATAGAGCAGGCAGAACAAACGATGGTGGAGTTGCAAGTGTAAGTTTAAACCTTGCACAACTACACGAGAATAAATTTAGCGAATCAGTAAAAAGAAATGGAATGCAGAAGCGAGACAAGACTGGTGGACCACGCAGAGTCTTGATGGCTGACTTTACATAACAAGGAAAATATTATGGCAGATATCAGAAAATTTCAAACAAATGAGGTACTTAACAAGGTTTTAAATACTGGTGAGGACGCTCTAAAGGTTGACATTGATAACGTAACGCTGACTACAGAAGGCGGGGACGTTGCAATAGATGTAGCCCTAGACAAAGCAAATGATACTATTACTGTATTCTCTAATACCGCTAAGGATGGTAGTGGCACTAGCTTCGTTCCTTTGGTAGATAGTGATGGGCATTTACAAGTAGATGCTTTGTCTACTGCTTTACCTAGTGGAGCAGCCACTGCAGCTAATCAGGCAACTATCATAGGTCATGTGGATGGAGTAGAAACTTTAATTACGTCTAGTAACACTAAATTAGATACATTAGAAACAACCCTTACTGCTATAGAGACAGACGCTGCAGCGATAGAAACATTATTAACTGGTATTGACGCTGACACTGACGCTATAAAAACCGATGCTGCGGCGATAGAAATTTTAATTACTTCAACCAATTCTAAGATAGATACATTTGATGCTGTATTAGATAACATTCTTGTAAAGAATACTGAAATAGATACAGTATTAGACAATATCAAGACTGACACACAAGCAATAGAAACAGATATGGCAGCTATTGAGACTTTGTTAACCGCTGCTAACGTAGACCACGCAGCTAACGAAGCACTACTTACTACTATTGATTCTGATACCAATGATATTAAAACTGCAACAGAATCGTCAAACACACATCTAGGCAATATGTTTTACGATACAGCTCTTGCTGTTACACCTAGTGATAGCTCTGACTTATCTGGTGAGCCTTATTTTGCAGTATGGGTAGGAACAGGTGGGAATCTAAAAGTAGATATGTCAAGTGGAACTGGAACTGTGACTTTAAATAATTGTGCATCTGGTCAGTTAATACCTATTATGGTTGAAAGAATATATGCAACAGGCACAACAGCTTCTAACATTATAGTGTTTAAATAATGTTAGCGTGGACTAGAACATCTTTAAACTTTTTAAAGTCAGTATATGACGTTATTTGGAACATTACCCAACTTAACTGGGAAGAAGACAATGTTAAGTGGGAAGAACATACAGGATAAAAATTATGGCAGATTTATCAGGACAAACTATAGCATCGAGTTACGAACAGTTATTATCACTGCCTGATGGTGGAGGTAATGCAAATACATTAGTAGCTGTAACCGATGGGGATGGGGGCACAACATTTGGAATAAAATTAGCTACTAATAAAGTAGAGATTATACCGGGCTCTAATGATACAAATGCTTTTGAGGTTTCTCAAGCAGATGGTACAGCAGTATTAACAGTTGATAGCACAAATGCTTTAGTAGGTGTTGGTGCAGCTCCAGCAAGTGGAACTGCTGACCCTTTACAAATAACAACCCCAGCAAGTGGTGGTGGTCAAGGCTTATCTATTTTAAGAACTGATAATAACGCATCACAATTAATTGGAAGAATTACAGCTGGTAACTCAGTAGATGCAGAATTAGCATCGATAACATTTAATACAGATGGTGCAAATGATAGTGGAAATATAATATTCAATACAGAAGCTACTGGTGGGGATTTAGCTGAAGCCATGAGAATAAACAGCTCTGGTCAAGCATTTATTGGTGGTACAACTGATGAAGGTTATAGCACTTTATTAAATATTGAGGGTGCTGGTGGAACTGATGATGTGCCAGGTATATTATTTAAAAATACATCTGCAAGTAACGATGAAGAAATTATGTCATTACTTGCATCGCAAGGAAGTGATTCTGTTGGTGCAATAAATATTAAAAGAGAAGGCAATGCTGATGATGCTTATATAGACTTTTTAACACAGGCTAATGGTGGCACAATGACTGAAAGAATGAGAATAGACAGCTCTGGAAAAGTTGGGGTGGGCGTATCGCCAGCAAAATTATTTCACACAGAAGGTTCAGTTGCAAGTGATTTTGTAGGAAGATTTAAAAACACAAATGCATCTGGAGAAGGTTTACAAATTCATGCTGACAATACAAATCCTTTATTTAGAGCTTTAGATGTAAGGAATAGTAGTGGGCAAATATTTGGAGTTTTTAATGATGGAATATCAACATTTACAAGTGGAACTGATTATAGCCAAATAAGATTAGTTGATACTAATTCTGACAATACTACACAGCGTGTAGGCATTCTTGCTCAACATTATGATAGCGATGAACAAGATGTTAGAATGATAGGAATGTTTAATGGTAGTGATACAAACAATGTTCAAATAGGTGGTGGCTCTGGTGACCACAATTCTGCTGAGTTAATTCAATTTTTTACATCATCAGACCATACAACTTTATCAGGTACTATAAGAATGGTGATAGATGGCTCTGGAGCGGTGGGTATTGGAAGCACCTCACCAAGTCAAAAGCTAACTATTTCAACTACATCAAGCGATGATGGTATTGAGTTAATAAGCACAAACAGTGGAAGTGTTGGCCCGACATTTGAAAGCTACCACAACGCTGGTCAAGGCAATGCCGCTGCAAATGACTATATTTTTGTACAAAGAGCTTATGGAGACAATGATAAAGGAAGTGGATTTGAAAAAGTAGAATTTGGTAATACCAGTTTTCAAGCATCTGATGTTGGCGATGGTACAGAAGATTCAAAGTATAGAATCGGAACCATAAAAAATGGAACACTTGCCACAAGATTTATTATTGATGGAGAAGCAGTTGGGATAGGAACCGAATCACCAAGTGCAAGACTTCATGTCAAAGATGCACACACTAATGCACCTTTAGCTAAACTTGAATTTACTGGTGGTGGTGGAAAAATTGTTGCTTTTATAACTAATGGAACTGAAAACGGAGATATAACAGAAGCCGCTGGTGGAATTCAATATAACAGTAATTCTGATTACAGATTAAAAGAAAATGAAGTTCCTTTATCTGATGGCTTAAAAAGGCTAAATAAATTAAAACCATATACATTCAATTTTAAATCAGATAAGAATACAAAGGTTGATGGATTCTTCGCACATGAAGTTCAAGAGATTGTGCCAAATGCAGTATCTGGCGAAAAAGATGCTATGAATGATGATGGTAGTATAAAAGCACAAAAAATGGACGTAGCTAAAATTGTGCCTTTACTTGTAGCATCAGTTCAAGAGCTATCAGCAAAAGTTACAGAATTAGAAAATAAATTAGGAGAATAAAATGGAAGCAACATGGGAAGTAGTATACTTAAAACATTATATTTCAAAAAACAATAAAAATAATGTTGTATACTCTGCATATTATAAAGTTTCTAATATCAAAGAAGTAGATGGTAAAACATATTATGGTGGTTTTAGTGATTCTATAAATTTTGACTTAGAAATTGTAGAAGCTGTAGATGCAGTAGATGCAGTATTATATACAGATAAAGATACTTTACTAGCTGACAAAGCAGTAAAAATAGGTGACATTAAAACACCAGCTGTAGAAGCAGTAGAAGCTAAAAACCCTTGGGCTAATGTGGATTTTGTTGAATACGATGACTTAACAGAAGATGTAGTTATTGGATGGATAAAAGGTATATTAGGTGAAGATGCTGTAAAAGCTCAAGAGGATAGTATTACAGCTCAAATAAATGCAAAAGAAAATCCACCTGCACCCACAGAAGGAAGTGGTGTACCTTGGTAACTCTCTCTTCCCAATGCTGTTGCTGTTGTAGTTGCAAAGATGAATGAGACTATTAAAAGTTTTTTTAGAAGAACTGGTAAGTTTTATAATGGTGTTATTACTGCTTTGCTGTTTGTGTGTGTATTCGCTTGGGCTTGCAATGATATTTATTTTGGAAAAAGCCACAGGGAGATTGAAGAAGAATTAATGCGTTCTATCTTTGAGGTAGACTCGTTAATAATGGACATAAAGATAACGCTAGGAGATTCTAGCATAATACAAAAATAGGAGTATAAAATGGCAAACAAAGAAAACAAAGCTGTTTTAAAAATAGACGATAACGAATATCTGGTTGAAGACATGACAAATGAACAGAAAGCACTATATAATCATTTAGCTGACATTACAAGAAAGATAGAGACCATGTCGTTTAACTTAGAGCAATTACAATTCGGAAAGGGAGCTTTCGTCAACGCTCTTAAAGAATCCTTATCAAAGGAGAAAGAAGAAAAGTAAATGTTAGAAACTTATGCTGAATACGGAGCAATGGGTGTGGTCATAGTTTTGTTTGGCTATATGGTGTTAAATCTAATGTCAAGCCAGAAAGCGCAGAACGAAGACTTAGATGATATTAGACAGGCTAACGCAAAGCTAGAAACAAAGATGAGCAATGTGGAAAGCATAGTTTTAAAGATGTTGGACCGCTGGAACAAGTCGGATGAGACAAGTCAAAGGCACAGGGAAGCGATAGTATCAGAGTTAAATGATGTGACCGATGACTTGTCTTATATAAAGGGAAGGATGAATGGTAAAGGATGATGAGTGACACCTTAAAAGCGGTAGGCAACGGAACAATAGGAGTAAGTGTTTGGTGGGTAAATCTGCCAATGATAATACAGACAATGGTATCGGTGGCAACATTGATATACATTATAATTAAAATAACAAAAGAGGTTAAAGGAGCATAATATGCCATATCATAAGAAAAAGAAAATGGGTCACGGTGGTAAAGTCAAAAAGAAAATGGGCGGTGGCATGGTAAAGAAAAAGATGATGAAGGGTGGAATGGTCAAGAAGAAAAAAACTATGAGAAAGAAGAAATAAAATGAATTTAAAAGAAATGTTAATAGAAGCTGCTGAACTGCAAGCTGACGCAATCAAGAATAAAATGGTAGACCAACTTGGCTCCGATGATATGGCTCAGAAGATAGCTACAAAGATTAACGAAAAGATTGACATACCTTTTGTTTCAGAAGAAAAAGAACAGATATTCTTTGAAAAGTGCGTTGATATTGTTACTGACTTACTAGAAGGTATTATCAAGGGAAAGTAATGCCGAGGTTCAGCAAAAGAAGTTTAGGTAGATTGGAGACTTGCGATGAGCGATTACAGGAACTATTTAAAGAAGTTGTTAAGAGATTCGACTGCACCATCATTGAAGGTCATAGGGGTGAGGAAAAGCAGAATGCGGCGTATAAAAAGGGAAACAGCAAGCTTAAGTACCCAAACGGAAAGCACAATAAATTACCTAGCATTGCTGTCGATGTTGCTCCTTATCCTATTGACTGGTCTGACCGTGATAGGTTTCACTATTTTGGCGGATATGTTATAGGTATTGCACAACAGATGGGGTTAAATATTCGCTGGGGTGGGGACTGGGACCAAGATACAAAGACTAAGGACAATCGTTTTGATGACCTCGTACACTTTGAGATTAAGGAATAATGCCAAAGCAGTTTTACAAACTTAATGACTTTAGTGGAGGCTTGAATAAACTTAGGGATGCAAGGGACATTGCTCCTAATGAGCTCGTTCAGGCGGACAACATAGAGCTAGATACTGTTGGTAAAATTAAAACGTCTACAGATACTAGGCTTGGCACTGCTAGTGTTGTGACACAAGGGAAGGTGTATCCGGGAGGTGGTCTTTTTTATTTTGAATCCGATAGAGAGGGCAGTGCTAATGCAAAAGACACTGGAGAATCTTGGACTATAGATGTTGACGCTGAGACTGGAGAAGTAAATTTACTTGGTAGTATTACTGGGAGTGCAAACGCTGTAGCAGACTTAGGTCATCCAACAAAAATGACAACACCAACAAATTCAGTTACTATTAGTAGTTCTACTATTTTTGGTAATACTTCTAACGTACCGTTTAAAAGTTTTTTTAGTGCGGGAGATGTTTTAAAAATAACAGGAGCCGATAACGTAACCATTAGTAGTTCCTCGGTAGACGCTTTAAATAGAATTATTGAAATAGATTATCTATCGACTTCCGGGTCAACTAGCTTTATAAATCAAACTGGAAACTTTGGACCGACTAGCGCTTCAAACCAAGAGCCTGTCTTACAAAAGCTAATTAAAGGAGTGTTTTTTGCAGCCGATGACACAGTCCGAGTTGCGGATGGTGCTTTGTCTACTGGAACAAGAAGAAAGCAAAGAGGCTACATAAAGCAAACTCATTTTAAAGATGCTGGAGTAGCTAAAGATGAGTATGATAATTGGTTTTCTAATGATTGCGATTTATCCCCTCCTACAGACATAGCGATTCACGCTTCTAGCTACCCCTCTGCTGGAGCGGGCTTTCATTTAAATATTGATACACCTGCTACGGACAGTAGTATTGTTGGTCAGTTTGCTGCCAAAACATACCAGATTGCAGGTTCTTTTATTTACAAAGGAGACCAAGAGTCTTTGTTGTATGTTCCCTCTTCTGCCCATGAATTTACTACCGCTTCTGGTGACTATATAGATGTTGATGTGAATGCTTCACCTGCTTATGATGAAAGAATTACAGGAGCTAGGATATACATAAAACCCAGTGGTACAAACGAACCTTGGTCTTTGCTATTAGATATAGATTTAAGAGATGGATGCAGAACAGGACTGGACGATGTACATAAACCTTGGGCTGTAGGGGGCGGGGCGAGTGAAGCTGGTTGTGATAATTTAGTCTTGACCTCTGAAAACTTAGAAACATACACAATATTAAATGGCTTTTCTCCTAGTGAGTTTTCCATAACGTTGTCTGAGAATGGCGAAAACTACAAAGATGCTGTTATAGCAAACAGAAGAGTCTTTATATGTAATGTACAAATGATAGATGAGAACGCACCGTCTTTTACAGATAGTACTTGTGATTACAATAACGACCCAACAGTGACAATAGATAGCACTGCAAACATAAAAGTGGGTATGAGCGTTTCTGGTACAGGCATACCAACTGGAGCTACAGTAATAGAGGTAACTAGCGCTACAACATTTGAATTGTCAGCGTCTACTACCGGAGGCTCTGTAACTAATGGTACTCTTACTTTTAGTAACATAGTAAAAAGGATGCGAGATAGGATAATGTTTACTCCTCCTAATAAATTTGAGACATTCCCTCGTAGCTTTTTTATTGATGTTGTGAGAGGTGATTCGGATGAATATGTAGCTCTGGCTACTTACGGAGACAGGCTTTTTGCTTATAAAAGAGACACCCTATACATTATAAATGTTGGCTCACCATCGCCTTCTAATTGGTTCTTAGAATCAACGGAAAGGAAGAAAGGGATATACTCTAAAGTATCTTTATATTATAATGACGAT